AGCCGTGATCGTTGCCATAAGCATGGACATGACGAGGTCGAGTATTGCTTGTCTCTCCCACAACAGCCCACGCTCGGGTAACAACCACTCACCCGAGAACATGTGCGAGTAAGCCACCTGCGGTGCCGGGGTAAAACCCGTAGCCGTTGATGGGCTCGCCACTTCCAGGGAAGGGAGTACCACATTCGTCGATACCCTGTATATACGGCTCGTCTTGTTAGGCGGCCGCACACGCAGAGTAACCGACGGGTAACCGATGGCGATTCCGCCAGAACGGTCCACCCACCGCGCGACACCAGGAGCCGTAAAGCCCTCAGGGTCGAAGGTTCTTGTAACGCCGATCGCGGCATCACCTACCGTCTTATGAACCGAATCCATCCGGTTCGCTATGAGGGCAAGCGACACTGCTCCGGCGAGTTTCATGGAAGCTAAAGCCGACATGATAATGCCTTTCAAAGGTATTACATTAGAACTGGCCTAAACTATCTGCCGTAGAATCGCTGGCCACTAAAGGCCACCCTCATCAAAGCAAGGGCATTAAGTGCATGAACGGTACTAATGGGGTTCTTCCACGAGGGAAGCTTCATACTCGGAAACTCGGTAAGCTTCAACCGATCGAGTAGGATAGCGTCTCGCGAATAGTTCCCCGTCCGCCAATGCACCCGTGTAGCGTCTTCTTCGTAGAAATCCACGTTCTGATGTGCAGTCTGTCTTGTAAACCGCGTTTCGAACCCATCTACAAATGAGAGTCCCTCCCAGTGTTTTAAACCGGTGAGGTATTCTCCGATGGGCAAGAACCAGTCCACGACAAAACTGTACGGTATGAGCTCCCACGCTAGGCTTATGGGATTATTGAAACCGATCTGCGACAAAAACGCGGAAAGCGGCTCTCCGATCCTGTATCTCATCCCAAACTGAATCTGTGTTTGGGTTATGAGCATCCAGTTCCCCGATGATTTGTTTTCACCAGGAACTATCAAAGGGCCACCTTCAGAAGTGGTCTTCGTCGTAGTAGAGCGCGCTGTTTGCACCATAAAAGTCCCGCTGTTTAAATATGCGAGGCTTTTAGCGGCACCGTAGACATCCTGAAGTAAGGGCTTCCATCCGTACTGTAACTCAAGCCAGTTCTTACTGGCGGAGTTCATCACAGTATATCGGCCCGGATCCTGTCTTTTAAGGATCCCTCCAGGTCCAGGAACATACGTAGTCCCTGGGCGAAATCTCGGTTGCTCTTTCTGCCATAGAATCGACACGGCCAAAGGAATGTTTCTTCCCTTTACGGCACGTATCGCACCAGTCAGTCGCTTGCAAGTATCTGCTACAACGCGAGTTAACTGATTGACCTGCACGAGATCTTGAGCCAAATTATTTACATCTTGGCCCGCCCTCTCTGCGAGTTTACTAACGGCTTTATTCCGGTTCGATAAATCATGAACCGGCGTTGGTACACCCAGCCACACACCTTCCATCGGTCCGCTCCCAAACGTGTGACTAAGGTCGCTCCCGTATCCAGGCTTTCGCCTATCGGACTCGGAATAGCAACCGTCACTCGTTG